GACCCCGAACCCGAGCCTCACCGGCATCAAGATAGACCTCACGGCGAAGAAGGTCTCGGTGACCGCGGACTCGACCCCGGGGACGCCGTTCGAGATGACCCTGGACGAGACGCTCAAGAAGGCGGAGCTGAAGACGGCCACCGGCTACCTGATGGCCCTCGACGAGACCCTGAAGAAAGCGTCCCTCGAGACGCCGACCGGCTACAAGGTGGAGCTGGACGAGACGACCCAGGCGGCGAAGGTGACCACCCCGTCGGCCCAGTCGATGGTCCTCGACGACGCGGCCGGCGAGGCCACGCTGACCGGGACGGCGAAGGGCATCATCACGGGCATCCTGGTGGAGCTCGGGCTGGGGGCCTCCCAGTCCGTCCTCATCGGGGAGCTCTTCGCCACGTTCTTCGACGCCCACATCCACCCCACCTCGGCGCCCGGGGCGCCGACTGGGGTGCCCGTGGCCCCGCTCTCCCTGGCCCTCGCCGGGTTGAGCTCGCAGACCGTGAAAATACGCCCGTGAGGGCGACTGTCGGCGCCGACAGAGGCGCCATGTAGGAGAAGCAGGCCCAGGAGGCCGCCAGGAGCCGCCAGGCGAGCCCAGAACGAGCCGGGCGGAACCCCCCTTGGGGTCAGACGGGCCGGGAGGCCCGCGCCTCTGGGGGCGTCTGGGGGTCTCTGGTGGGCGTCACCGATAGGTAACGCCGGGGGCGGCGCGGGAGGACAGGATGGAACCAGTCATGGCATTCCCCTTCGCGGGGACCGGGGTGGCCGGGGTCTTCGACCCCAAGGCCCTCGAGGACGTGTACTCCACGGCCATCAGGAACATCCTGATGACCCTCAAGGGGACCGTCCCGTACAACCCCGAGTTCGGCTCCGAACTGCGCCGGTTCGTCTTCGACCTGAGCGACGACATCGGCAAGCAGCTCATTCAGTACTACGCTTTCAGAGACATACAGGAACAGGAGCCGCGGCTCCGTGTGGTGGCCCTCGAGGCGAACTTCGACGAGGACGAGTACTCCGTCTCCTTCTCCGTCGGGTTCATCGCGGTGGCCGACCCCGAGCAGCGGGTCCGGCAGGCCAACGTGGGGGCGATCCCGCTGGCGAGGAGGGCCGCATAGTGAGCCAGATACCGACGCAGCAGTACACCGCGAGGAGCTACCAGTCGACCATCGAGGCGCTGGTCGTCCTCCTGCGGGCCAAGTTCCCCGACGGACACTGGGAGAAGCTCCTGGAGCAGGACGTCCCGCGGGCCATGATGGCCTGCCTGGCGTGGATGCACGACCAGGACTCCTTCTACATGAACCGCCGGTGGATCAACACCTACCTCGACCTGGCGGACGACCGGGAGGCCGGCATTCACCTGTGCGCCCAGCTCGGATACCGGATGAGGCCCAAGACGGCGGCCTCCATCCCCGTCCGCCTCTACCCCCAGCCGACGAAGGCGGTCCCCATCGTCATCCCGGCCGGGACCCGGGTGCCCTACGGGGACACCTTCTTCGAGTTCCTCGAGGACGCGACGGTCCCCGCGGACGCGGAGTTCTGGCCGAGCCTGACCTCTACGGACGTCGTGGCCCTGACCGAGGGCCAGACCGTCGAGGCCACCTTCACGTCCGACGGGCAGCCCTGGCAGGTGTTCGCGGTGCCCTTCGAGAACGTCATCGACGGCAGCGTCGTGGTCGAGGTGGCCGGCGAGGAGTGGGAGGAGGTTCTCTCCCTCATTTACGTCGAGGGGGACACCCTCGGGAAGGACGAGTACACCGGGGACGGCCTCGACTCGCAGCAGTACGAGCTGACCCTCCTCAACGCGGTCATCGACCCGAGCAACGCGGACCGCCTCACGGTCCTGGTGGACGGCGTCGAGTGGGCCTACGTCTCGGCCTTCACGGGGGCTCCCCAGGAGTACCGCGCCTACCAGAACCCGGACGGCACCACCTACGTCGTCTTCGGCCTCGCCGCGGACGGGGCGGCGCCGCCGAGCGGCGACCTCATCGAGGTCCTCTATCTCATCTCCGGGGCGCAGAAGCGGTACGCCCTCGCGTACGACAAGAACGACGCCCCGACCATCTCCTTCGGCGACGACAACACCGGGAAGATCCCGGCCATCGGCGCCGAGATCAAGGTGACGTGCCGGACAGGCGGCGGACCCGTGGGCAACGTGGACATCGGGGCCGTGGACGCCGTCGTGCAGGGGAAGCTGAGCACCGCCCTCGGCGAGTCCACCGAGGTCCGCGTCTACAACTACGGGAAGGGGTCCGGCGGCAACGCCAGGGAGGCCCTCGACCACGCCAAGTTCTACGCCCCCGACTGGGCCAAGTCCAACGGCCGAGCCGTGACCCCCTCCGACTGGGAGGTCCTGGCGGCCACCTTCCAGGACCCGCGCTACGGGGGGCCGGCCTACGCCGCGGCGAAGCTCCACCAGGAGATTCCCGAGTCGAACCAGGTGGACGTCGCCATCTGGTCCCGGGACGCCGACGGGCGCCTGACCACGGCCGGCGCCTCCCTGAAGGCCGGGGTCAAGAAGTACCTCCAGGCCAGGAAGACCATGTGCACCTACGTGGAGATGGTCGACGGGACGACCTACTACTTCGACGTCTACCTGGCCGTGAGCCTCAAGGCCGGCTTCTACACCACCACCGTCTTCTCGGACCTCGACGCGGCGGTCGTGGCCTTCTTCGACTCCGCCATGGTCATGCCGGGGCGCGACATCCGCGTCAACGAGCTCTACAGGAAGCTCAACGCGGTCGAGGGGGTCCACTCCGTCACCATCGAGGACATCATCGGGTCGGTCCTGCTCCAGACGTCCGAGACGGCGGACGGGGCCACGCAGACGTTCTCCTGGCTCTTCGACTCGCCGCTCGGACAGGACCTCGTCCCAGAGTCCCTCGAGGTGCGGGCGGGCACCCAGTACGCCTCGGACGACGGGGAGGGGGCCGTGACCGGCGACGTCGACGGGACCCTCACCAACACCATCGGCTACGAGACCGGCCGCGTGACGGTGTCCTTCCTGACTACCCCGGCCATCAACACCAACGTGACGGCGGAGGTTCGCTACTACGCCCGCCTCGAGTGGGAGGAGGACATCACCGACGAGATGACGGGGACCGCCCTGCTCGACCACGTGGCCGAGTACGAGCCCATCGTCGAGCGGCCCCCGGTGGGGATCGCCGAGGGCCAGGTCATCGACTTCTACGTCCCCGACTGGCTCATGCCCATCGTCCCGGGGCGCCTCTACTTCGTCGGCGGCTACGGGGCGCCCCTGGGGTCCCCCTTCGGCTCCGAGCTTCACGCCTACGACGACGGGGAGGGGAACATCGTGGGGGACGTCGACGGGACCGCCACGAACGCCGTCGACTACAGGACCGGCCGGGTGCAGTTCACCTGGCAGGCGGTTCCCTACTACGACGTCCCGACGCCCTTCGTGGGGACCCTGAGCCCCAACCCGAACGGGGTCATCACCGACTTCACCTACTCGGTGGCCGGCTGGGTCCCGGGCTACGCCGGCGTCGTCAAGCTCGACTTCTCCGCCTTCCCGACGTGGGGAGCCGAGGCCGCCTTCTTCGACAACTGGCAGGGGAGGGTCTTCGGACCATACCTCGACAACCGGTCGGACAACACTTTCGTCGACGCCCTGGGGACGGGGGAGCTCCACTTCACCGTCCCGCCCCAGTGGCCGGGGGCGGCGACGTTCCCGGTGGTGCGGACTTCCGTGACCCAGATGCTCTACTCGGCTTTCGTCTTCTTCGTCAAGACGCCGACGGCCCCGGGCCACGACCTTCACCTCTACGGGGACAACGAGGGCCGGCTCTGGGGTACCACTCTGGACGCCTATCCCATCTCGAGGCTCGACCACGAGACGGGGAAGGCTCTCGCCAGGCTCTCCGCGCCCGTGTCCTCCGGTCGCCTTGCGATCCTCAGCTACGACGCGCGCCTGGGCTCGGCCGTCCGGAACACCCCCATACATTCCAACGCCATCGGCGCCTTCGGGAGGACCGCCCCGCGGGAGCTCGAGGAGGAGATTGACCTGTGAGCGTGAGCGAGAGCTACAGCAACAACCTCCCGGTGGACCTCTACAAGCTCCTCCTCCCCGACATCAAGGAGGAGGACCAGAAGACCGGGACGATGGCCTACCTCGACTTCTGGGACACCCCGGAGGCGGAGATAACGGAGTGGGACCAGGAGGTCCCCTTCGTGGCGGTCTGGGACCGCATTGGCCTGAAGCCCGTCCTGCAGCGCCTCTTCTGGTGCCTCGAGACGCAGGAGGGGCGGATGCTCGAGGAGCTGCGGGCCATGGAGGACCTCATCGACCCGGACACCTGCCCCGCGAGGTTCCTGCCCTACATGGCGGCCTCCCTCGGCTTCGACCTCCCCGACTCCATGAGCGAGGCGGAGCGCCGGGTGACCATCAAGGGCCTCGTGGCCGCCTACAAGCAGCGGGGGACGCCCATCTCGTGGAAGGTGTTCTTCCGGATGGTCGGCTACCGCGTCATGTTCTACCCGCTCTGGAAGAAGGCATACGCCGAGGACCAGGACAGATACTCGCAGGAGCGGTACGCCGCGACGACGCCCTTCGGCCCCCTGGTCATCACGGCCTTCACCCCGAGCCTCCCCCAGGCCCCCCTGAAGCCGACGTCCATCCTCATCACGGACGGGACGGAGACCTTCAGGGACGACGGAAAGGGCGGCCTCGTCGGGGGCCTCGGGGGCACGGGGACGGTCAACTACCTGACGGGGGCCATCAACGTGAACTTCTACCCGCCCGGCCCCGTCGGCCCCATCTCCCTCACGGCGGAGACGGTGGACGACGAGTACCCCTACCACGCCGCGCGGGTGGACCTCGACTTCTTCCTGGTCCCGCTCAGCGGAGCCCCTCCTCCCGATGTGGACGACGAGTTCGTGAAGAACGTCCTCCGGCACCTCGACGAGGTCAGGCCGATCCACGTCATCCTGAGGACCTTCAACCTCGTCATGCCCATCGAGGAGCTCCTCGAGGACTTCGCGTCCGACGGGGGCTGCTGCGGGCCGAGCCTCGGGGTGGACCATTGGACCTCGAAGGAGATGTTCTACGTCGGGGACGTGGGGCCGGTGGGCAAGGACGGTGGCATGCTCATCGAACGGGACGACGGCTCCAAGCAGCAGTGCATGGAGGACGTGACGCCGTTCGTCAACCCTTTAAGCGGCGACCCCCTTGTGATAACATCGTCACCACCGCAGCCGTCTGATGGCTCATATTAAGGGCGCGAGACGCCATGGCAGATGAGATTATACCCCTCTTCGAGTTCGACCAGCCGACCAAAGGATCGGAGCTCGTGTCCCAGATAGTCCGGCGGAACTTCAACGCCCTCGGGACCACGAACTGGACGACGGACGCGTCCTACCCCGCCGCCCCCCAGAAGGGGATGCAGAGAATCCTCGACGAAGCCGGGGCGGGGACGAACATCAGGTGGCAACGGTACGACGGGACGGCTTGGGTCGACATCATGACCCACCTCGAGACCGCCTTCACCCTCGCCAGGCGCCTCGAGTTCGACTTCACCAACGAGACGGTCTGGACGGTGAACCACGGCCTCGGGGCGAGGCCCCTCGTGCAGGTCCTCGACGCAACCCACCAGGCCATCGAGCCCACCTCCATCGTCCACGTCCAGGTCGGCGGGGAGTGGAACCGCGTCGTCGTGACCCACGCCGGGAACGAGACGGGCATCGTGGTGTGCGTCGGCTGAGACTGTCGGCACCGACAGATTGAGGAGCAAGCGGAATGAAAGACGAGCGGAAAGAGGCCAGGAGGAAGCTCTACCGGGCGCTCCTCGGCGCGCGGCCCGCGGTCCCGGGCCTGTCCCGCGGCGTGGGCATGGGCAAGCACGAAGTCGGCCTCGGCGAGGGCCTCCCCGTCGCAAGGGGGAAGGTCACCATCACCTGCCGGAACGAGGAGACGGGCGAGGTCGTGACGGTCCTCGAGGAGGAGGACAACCTGGTCGTCTCCCAGGCCGGGGGGCTGATGGCCGCGATGGCCGCCGGAGCCCTCAACTCCGAGATCGGCTACGTGGAGCTCGGGGACCCGGCGCCCGCCACCCCGCCCGCCCTGGGGAACATCACCCTCGAGCAGACGACGGGGCAGCGGAAGGCGGTCGGCTTCTCCCTCGCCAGCAACGTCGTGACCTTCACGGCGACCTGGGCGGCCGGAGACGGCAACGGGAACACCTACACCGAGGCGGGGCTCTTCACGAACCCCCTCGCGGCCGGGACGATGTTCGCCCGCAAGACGGGCTTCTCCATCGCCAAGACCGCGGCCTTCTCGATGACCTTCACCTGGGCGCTGACCTTCTCCGTCCTGGACGCCTGCGAGGAGTCCTGCTACGGGGTCTCCCTGGTCGGCTCGTCCTATATCGTCGAGGACTACATTTATGACGCCACCGGGGGCGAGTCCCAGGTGGTCGTCCCCATCGACTTCACGGTCGGCTCGAAGCGCCTCGAGGTCTACCTGAACGGGCAGCGCCTCTACTACCAGAGGCACTACGTGGAGCAGGTGATCGGCCTCAACAAGGGCGTCGTCTTCCAGGGCGGAATGACCCTCGAGGGCGCCCCCGACCCGGATGACATGTACTTCCGCCACCTGAGGTGGTAGGGGGAGGAGCGACGGAATGGTCTTCATACCGCCGAAACTGCACAAGAGGCAGGTGATCCTGGGAGCCCTCGACGGCTTCGAGGTCACCGAGCGCAACCCGGCGGACGCCAACGTGGACGTCGCCTCCGGGGTCCTGAACAACGCGTCCTCCGGCCTGGAGCACGTCAAGGCGGCGCAGGTCGCCGGCCCCTTCTCCCCCACGGGCGTCGGCCAGGAGCGGTGGGACCTCGTCTACATCGACGAGACGGGGACCGCGGCCGTCGAGGCGGGGACGAACGTCGTCTCGGGCTCCCCCCAGTTCACGGGCGCGCCCGGGTTCGGCTCGGGCTTCACGGCCCCGAACGTCATCCCCCTCGCCTACGTCTACATCGACGAGTCCGGCGGCCCGGTGGTCGTGGCCGACGACATCACGGACATCCGCGGGCTCCTGAGCGCCCTCACCAAGGGCGCCGTCGGGGAGCTGGCGAAGGACAACGACGCGGGGGCGGCCGGCGTCCTCGGGGTGAGCTGGAACAGGGTCCCCATCGACCACCGCCACCCGCCCAACGTGGACGCCGTGAACCCGGAGGACGTCGAGCGGACGGCCCGGAGCCCGGGAAGCTCGTACGTCTACGCCCGGAGGGACCACGTCCACCGGCTGGAGCCGGGGTTCCTGGCGTCTCTGGCGACGCCCATGGACAAGGGCTCGTCCCTGTTCTGGACGCCCCGGACCAACGAGCCCGGCGACACCAACCCGCGCGGCTGGAATTGGATTCTGCACAAATACCAGGGGCGCGCGGCGAACGACCCCTCGGTCTGGTTCGACGTCAATCTGGGCACGGAGGAGACCCTCGAGCTCTGGCCGGTGGACCAAGGCGGAACGGGCGCGCTCGGCGACAATGTGGACCTCGGGGGGTCAGACGAGACCAACGTGGCGGAGCCGGTCTCGGGCAACTCCTGGCTCTACGTATACTTGCTCGGCAACCCGACGACCGGGGACGTCGGCCTCGTCTACTCGACGAACCCGCCCTCGGTGGGGCCGGCCATCGGCACGAACCCCAATTTCAGCGGGTACACGGCGTGGCGGGTCATCACCTGCATCGAGACGGACTCCAACGCCAGCGGCATCGCGGCCTGCAAGTACGACAACCACGTTATGAAGATGTACCCGACCGGATCGACGGGGCGGGACCCCGCGAACTACGGCGACCACGACAACAACCCATTGTGGCAGATCGACACGATAGTCCTGTTCGACTGGTCCGAGCACATCTCGCCGCTCGCCATGTGCGCCCTGTTCAACATCATGGTCTTCGCGGAGTCGCCGGCCGGGGGCCAGCGGAGGTCGCAAATCACCTTCGGCCCCGACCGCTCGACGCCGGAGCCCCTCGTTCCGTTCCCGTTCGAGGACGTGAGAGAGGACGTCTACAAGGAGATATTCGCGGAGGCCAACGGCGTCAACGAGTCCGAGTGCGAGTACGACTCCATGTGGCTCCACGTTTCCCAGTCCCGCAAGATGCTCATCAACGTGGACATCGACGACGGCTACATCTCGATGGGCGTCTATGGGTACATCGAGATGAACGACACCGAGCTGGCGTCTTGGGACTTCACGCTCTAAAGGAGGGCGCCGTGGCAGAAGAGAAGAAGACATGGGGGCAGGAAGTCAGGGAGCGCATCGAGGCCAGGCGCAACCGCCCTCCCCGGAAGAGGCCGCCCCACCACAGCGAAGGCAAGAGCGCCGAGGAGCTGGCCGCCGCCGCCGCGGAGCGGAGGTCCGTCCGCGAGGCGCGCGTCGAGAACCGCGCGACGGGCAGGTGGGCGCCCGGTTGCATCGGCGTGGTGGACCGCGCCAAGGAGATGATCGAGGCCGCCCTGGACGAGCGAGAGGCTCGTCGCAAGAAGGAGCGCGCGGCCGAGGAGAAGGCCAAAAAAGAGGGCTAAACCATGACGGACATCCCGTCCAAGATACAGCGCAGGCAGCTCGGCCTCGGATACGGCGTCCAGGCGCAGCAGCCGGCGTCGGCCTCCGTCGACGTCATCGGGGGAGACCTCTGGTCCCACACCCTGCGCCAGATCATCAAGAAGACCACGCAAGTCGCGGGGCCGTTCGCGCTCTGCACCGGGCCTGGGCGCGTCCGCTGGGACCTCGTCTACCTCGACGCGGCCGGCGTCCCCCAGATCGAGCAGGGCGTGGAGCAGGCCGCCGGCGTCCCCGACTTCACCGGCGCCCCGGGCAACGGCGGCCCGACGACGGCCGTCGACCTTTTCCCGCTCGCCTACGTGAAGGTGGACGAGTTCCCGCTGGGGACCGTGTCCATCGACCCCGTCGACATCACGGACCTGCGCGCCCTTGCCACCGTCAAGGACCAGGCGGCCGTCGGGGAGCTCGCGCAGGACAACAGCGCGGGGGCCGGCGGCGTTCTGGGGACCATCCTCAAGCACGCGCCAGCCGACCACCAGCACCCGCCCAACGTCGACGGAACGAACCCGGCCGACGTGGTGAGCGCCGGCGCCGCTCCGGGGACCACCTTCCGCTACGCGCGGAGGGACCACGTCCACCAGCTCGCCCCGGCCCTCCTGACCGGGCTCGCCGCCCCGATGGACGCTGGCTTGCGGTGCATCTGGACGCCCCACGACAATAACACCTTCAACAACCCCAACGTCCGAAAGTGGGTCCTCCACCAGTTCCAGGCGAGGGCGCAGAACGACCCCTCCTACTGGTTCAACGTGGACGCGCTCTCCGGACCCGAGCTCCTCACCCTTTGGCCGGTGGCGACGACGCCCCCCGTGCCGGGGAACATCGGGCCGGGGTTCGCGGACGACACCAACCCGGACGCGGCCCTCGTCACGTCGCCGCTGAACCCCAACTGGCTCTTCGTCTACATCATCGGCATCCCGGGCACGACCACCTACGCGCTCGTCTACTCGACGAACCCGCCGAGCGTCGGCCCCGGCCTGACCGACGCGTCCTTCACGGGGCCGGGGTACACGCTCTGGCGCTGGGTCACCTGCATCGAGATGTCCTCGACGGTCGGCCTCGCGGTGGGCGCCAGGAAGCACGGGAACCTGGTCGTGAAGGGGTGGGCCACGGGCTACATCAACGGGAACAACCGCGCCGGCCACTCCCCCATCATGTACTGGGTCGCCGGGGCGGGGGGCGTCATCACCCTCGACCAGCACATCTCGCCCCTGGCGATGGCCGCCTTCATGAACTGGCACCTGTGGGCGAACGGCATCATCGTGCCCTGCAGCGCCTCCGCGACGGTGGGGCTCCCTCCCCCGGGCGCCGGGGTCATGGGGGCGCAGGACAAGCCCGACGGCCACCCCAACGACCGGAACAAGTACATGACCGTCACCGCGAACGTCCCCAACGAGGTCTCCTATGGGTGGGAGGGGTTCTGGACCCCGACGGACGCCACGCGCTCCATCGCCTACTCCGCCAGCGGGAACAACGAGTGGGCGGTCTGGGCGAACGTCCTGGCTTATGTGGAGTCCCTCGACGAGGAGCTCTCGAACATCGACTGGTCGCCGTAGGAGGAGAAGATGCCCGAGGAAGTGAAGCTGCCGGAGCGCATCTGGCCGAACACGGTCCTGACGGCGGAGCAGGAGCAGTTCATCGCTGACTCCCAGGCGGCCGTGGAGGAGAAGGCCCTCGCGCCGACCCTGGAGGGGACCGAGGCGGAGCGCATCGCCGCCGTCAAGGCGTTCGGACAGGCCAAGGCCGACAAGGCCGCGGCCCAGCTCGAAGCCGCGAAGCCCCAGGAGCCGGAGCCCGAGCCGGAGGAAGGGGAGCCCGAGTGAGACTCCTCGCGCCCATCCTGATGCTCCTCGCGGTCGGCTGCACCTGCCACCAGAAGATGGAGTTCCGGAAGGCTTGGCGCGGCCACGTCATGAAGGCCTACAACTGGGTCCTCGCCGACAACGAGGCCTCCAAGTACAGGGACCGAGAGGCGGCCGCGCGGGAGGCCCTGCGCCAGTACCGCCTCGAAACG